TACTAAAGAAAGCGAGTGAAAAGTGAACTTGATGAGAAATCCTAACGCTACTCATGTAGACTTTAGAGATTTCCTAGGGTTAATACCTACTAATCCTAACTTCTGTCCTAGCAATGTGGATATGATTTTAGAGAGAAAAGGTAAGTTTTTAGTGGGCGAATGGAAGCGAGAAAACGAGCAAATAAGTGGTGGTCAGAAGATTTTGCTCAAAAGCCTAGCCCTACAAAAAGACTTTTGCGTACTAATTATAAATGGTCACACAGACGAAAAACAGACTGTCATCAATAGTTTTTATGTTGTAACGAAAAAAGGAACTCTGAAGTTCTGCGGAAAGACTTTAGACGATTTGAAAGACTTTATAGAAAGATGGTATAGGTACGCAGATGTATCGAAATAAACAACTCTTAGAGATAGTAAGACAATCGCCATGTCAAATCTGTCAGTCCCAAGATGGGACTATAGTGGCTGCTCACTCAAACCAGTTGCGTGATGGCAAAGGAAAGGGTATAAAGGCGCATGATTATCGGATAGCTGCCTTGTGTTATAAATGCCACATGGAAATTGACCAAGGCTCTACTCTGACTAAACAGCAAAGATTCTATGAATGGGATGAAGCTCACAGAAAGACGATTGGTTGGTTATTTGAGAATGGACACCTGAAAGTATGAACCTTCACGAAAGACTCTTAAACTGGTCTTACTATGTAACCTTATGGTTAGAAGACCCTACCCCTAAACGACAGAAAACTTGTGCAAGTGCAGAAAAGCACTATAACCCTGAACTGGGTCATGTTATGGATGATGAAGACTATCCTGATATGCCAAGCGTAGATTGGAAGGATGGCGAGTTTATAGAGTCCTTAATGAGAAACCTTCCTGAACACAATCGAGTCGCACTTAAAGCCTACTATATTGTTCATCCATACCAGTCCGACTACAATATCGCTAATCATTTAAGAATATCAACAAAGAAGTTTTTACGAGACCTAGAAGATGGTAGGACACGACTACAACGAGAAATTAATCGGAAAGTATCAGGAGACAAGGCTGTGCGACCAGTGCAGAACAAGACAGCCTAAATACACAGGATTTATGCAGAAATTCAACAATGGACTCAACCAAAGGTGGATTTGTGTCAAATGTAAAGAAAAAGTTGTTGATTCTGAATTTTAGGTATATACTTTGCGTGGGGTAGTGTTTTCTATTCCGATGCGATTTTTTCATGTAGTCTCCTTCACAGGATTAGCCCTAGCAAATAGGGCTTTTTTTTTGGATAAATTATGGACAAGAAACCTATGATTATGATTGGCTTGCTCGGTGGTAAGCCTGAGATGGCTGGCAAGAAAGAGGGCGGTCTGTTAGAGTCAGAGACAGAATCTTGTCCATTAGCCACACAAAACGAAGTAGTCAATACTGGCAACAAAGAGAAAGCTATTGTTATTGCTAAGTATGGCAAGCGAGTAGACGCTCAATGTAAGGGTTGCGAATACTTCAGCACTTCTGATGAGATGCCTAACTGTGGCATTAAGAAGGGCATGGGATTCTGTAAGATTTACGAATTTATGTGTGCAGAATCAAATGGTTGCGACTCTTGGGAGTCTGCCGAAATGGAAGAATCTGAAGAAGAATCAGAGGATTACGAAGATTGATTCCTAAAGTCCTACACTTTGTTTGGATTGGTGACGAGTCGAAAAGACCCGATAACTGTATTGATACTTGGCGAGAACTAAACCCTGATTACGAAATCAAGATTTGGGGAAACAAGGAACTTAAAGAAAACAAGTGGTATAACGCTAGACACATGATGGCTATGGCAAAGCAAGAACTTTGTGGAGTAGCCGATATGATGCGTTATGAAATCCTATACGAGCATGGTGGAATCACAGTCGATGCAGACTCTATCTGCCTAGCGCCACTAAAGGATTGGTTATTAAAGCCCGATGCTTTTAGCCATTGGGAGAATGAGTTAGTGCGCCCTAACTTAATACAAGTAAGTTTTATGGGGTCTGTACCAAAGAATTTCTTTTTTGGTCACTTGATTGAGACACTAAAGCACAAAGAAACAGTAGTAGATTCAATGGCTTGGGAGTCAGTTGGAACTAAGTTTATCTCTGAAATGTATAGAGAAACTGGTTATCCACTAACGATTTACCCTAGTCATTACTTTAGCCGAGACCATTTCACAGGGCATAGCTACGAAGGGAATGGTCATTGTTTCGCTACTCAATTATGGGGTAGCACCAAAAACAACTATGATGAGATATGGAAGATAAAATAGAACTCAGAGATGGTTGGTGGTGGGCTAAAGACGATAAAGAAGGATGGGAATGGATTCCCTATGAACACACATTCTTTCATCAGTTAGTCAGATGGGTTGGTGGCAGAGATACAGTAGTTCAGGCTGGTGCTAACTGTGGCATTTGGATTAGAAGTTACGCACAAGAGTTCAAGAATGTTTACACATTTGAGCCTGATGATATTAATTTTGAGTGTTTAAAGCGAAACATTACCGAGCCTAATGTAGTCATGCAAAAGGCTGCTCTAGGCGATAAAGTAGGACATTGCCATACTGTCGAGAATATTAAAGGAAATATGGGCGCTCAGAGGATTGAGCTAGGTGGCGATGTTCCTGTAGTCAGAATAGATGATTTACCACTAGAAGCCTGTGATTTAATTCAGTTAGATGTAGAGGGTTATGAGCATCAGGCTGTCTTAGGTGCGCTAGAAACAATAAAGAAATTCAAGCCTGTAGTAATATTAGAACTGTGTGGGCATGGTCAGAAATACGGATTTAGCGACCAAGACACTATAGAAATGATGGAAAGTTTGGGCTACAAGATGGCTCAAAAAGTCATATCAGACTTAATATTTATCCCAAAGGAGTCGTAATGAAAGGTCTCTACGCTAACATCCATGCTAAACGCAAGCGCATTGCAGAAGGCTCAGGCGAAAAAATGAACAAGGTCGGCAGTAAAGCTGCACCAAGCGCTAAGGATTTCAAAGCTGCTGCTAAAACAGCTAAACCATACAAGGGCAAAAAATGAAAATGAACAAAAAAGGCGCTAACAAGATTAGCAAAGTCATGTCTGAATACAAGCATGGTCAGTTAAACATTGGTGGCTCAAACAAGAAAGTTAAGAGCAAAGACCAAGCCATTGCTATCGCTATGAGCGAAGCAGCTAAAGCTATGCGAGTCAAGAAGTGAAGATTAGAGAAGCTGCCAAGCTGTTCGAGAGAATCGGTGTAGAGGGCTACAACAAGCCCAAGCGTACTCCAAACCACCCTACAAAATCTCATGTAGTCGTGGCTAAAGAAGGTGATACAGTAAAGACCATCAGATTCGGACAGCAAGGAGTTTCAGGTTCACCAGCTAGAAAAGGTGAGTCAGAAGCAGACAAGGCAAGACGAAAGTCATTTAAAGCCCGTCATGCTAAGAACATAAACAAAGGCAAACTGTCAGCAGCTTACTGGGCGGATAAGGTTAAGTGGTAATAGTTCAATTAAGAAATATTGAAACTAAATGGGATAGCTTTGATGACAAGGCAGAGTATCTCGGATTCTTATACCCATACTTACTGAAACTAGCAGACGAGCTAGAACAAGACGATATATATTTTGTAGGCGATTTGCCTATAGTTCATTAGGAGAGGAAATGGCACAAGGATTACTAGGCGGTGTTCTGCCAGCCATCTACTCAGGGGCAGACCAGTTAAAGCGTAACATTTATGGCTTACTGACTAACCCTAGAGAAATGGCTGAAAGAGCAGGGCAAAGCCTATTACAGTCAAGAGCAGAAAGACAGGCTCTAATGGCTCAGGCTTTTGCTGACCCTAACAATCCATTAAAAGTGACAAATCCACAGGCTTTAAATGCTTTGACAGAGCAGGTAATGGCAGGTGAGTTAGGATTTGCCCCTATTGGAATGACTCAGAAGGTTGCAGAAGGGTTACTAGATACATCATATAGAGGTAGTCATACAGCGCCAAACGCTAAAGTTTATGGTGCTACTCTTGATAATTTGACAACATTAGTTCCTAAAGATGTTTATACAACAAGAGGTAAAGACCTTTATGGAATTGGAAATCCA